CCGATCAGCCTTGCCGCATGAATCCTGACGAGATTGATTTCCCCACGCTGTCACAGGTGCCGGACTGCCCCGACTACATCAACGTTTACGGGTCGCAGTACTGGAACCGCATCATCCCGGTATTGCAGGCGAAGAAAGTTCTGACCGAAGCCGACCTCGAGGCGCTGGAAATCCTCTGCCTGCTTTACGGGAAGATCCGCAAGGCCGCGTCTGCCGAGGTTGACTTGAACGCCAGCATGATAACGCAGATGAGACTCTATCAAACCGAGTTCGGCTTGACTCCCGCCAGCCGTGGCAAGATCAAGGCCGGTGGCGAAGAGGGGAAGGCCAACAAGTTTTCATCGAATGGCAGAAAAAACAACGAAAACCAAAAATAGAATATATTTCTCTTGCATTCTCTCTACGTGGCGTGTAATGATGCACTTACACACAAACCACAGGAGGTTATGCAATGGCAGACAAGGCGGCACTAACTATCGCGGCACCGAAGTTCAAGACGGCTGAATTCCGTATCGTCGGCACGGCTCCTTACGTGCAAAACAAATTTTCCAGCAAGGCGCTGGAAACCATGCGCGAAACGCAGGAGGCTGGCAGCACCGGAAAGAAGGGCAAGAAGAAGGAAGGCAAGGACTTCCAGGCGGCATACGAGGGGGCTAAACACAAGGCGGTAGAAGGCTGGTGCGGCATCCCTGCCCCGGCATTCCGCAACGCCATGGTGAGCGCCTGCCGCATGTGCGGCTTCCAGATGACCCGCGCCAAGCTTTCCGTGTTCGTTGAGGCAGACGGGTTCGACGCGGAAGACGGAACGCCTCTTGTTCGTATCTCCAAGGGCGAACCGACCTACCACGAGGCCGCTGTCAGAATCAGCATGGGTACGACCGACATCCGGCCCCGTCCAATGTGGCGTGAAGGTTGGGAGGCGGTGGTTCGCGTCCGGTTTGACGAGGATCAGTTCACTATTACCGACGTTGCCAACCTGATGCTCCGCGCTGGTCTGCAAGTAGGCGTAGGCGAAGGACGCCCCGATTCCCGCAGTTCATGCGGTATGGGCTGGGGCATGTTCACGCTGGCAGGTGAATGATGGACGCGATCCTGAAGGAACTGGAAGAGATCCGGCTGGCCGCTGGCGGTGTCCTGAAGTGTGAGGATGTTGTCGCCTTCGCGGAGAACCCCGACACAGCATTGCACAGCCGCTTCACTTGGGATGACAGCGAGGCGGCGAAACGTTACCGACTCTGGCAGGCGCGGGAGGTGGTGCAAATTGCCGTTACTGTCCTGCCGGGTTCAATGTCTTCCGTTCGCGCTTACGTCTCTCTTGGCAACGACCGCAAAGAAGGCGGCGGCTATCGGCCTATGGTCGAGGTGCTGAAAACTAAAGACATGCGCGACCAGCTTATGGCGGAAGCATTGAGCGAGTTCCGGCACTACCGCAAGAAGTATGAAACATTGAAGGAATTGGCCCCGGTATTCGCGGCCATGGACGACCTGCAACAGAAGGACGCTGCGGCGTAAAGTGGCAGGCTGGGCTGGGCACGGAATGGACCAGCGCGGCGAGGCCGGGCGCGGCAAGGCAAGGCAGGCTAGGCATGGTTAGGCATATCAGGGCGTGGACAGGCAAGGCACGGCAGTCTGGGCTCGGCAAGGCATGGTAAGGCGAGGCGCGGTACGGCAGGCGTGGCGAGGACGGGCGTGGCACGGCGGGGATCGGCGAGGCAAGGCAGGCAAACACACAAGGGGGCATCGTGACGACAAGCGAGTTCAAAGAAAAATTAAAGGCGCTTGGCTGGTCACAAGCAACCTTCGCCAGAAAAACCGGCATCACGCAGAACACCATTAGCCGATGGGTCAGCGGAGAGATTCCGCAGATACCTGAATGGGTGGATGCTTATATCGGGCTGGCGGAAAGCGTAAGGAGAACGGCAGAGCTAGTGGAGAAATAGCAAGGCAGGCAAGGCCGGGCTGGGCGGGGACAGGCCAGGCGCGGCACGGATTGGCACGACACGGCAGGCGAGGCTAGGCGCGGGAAGGCGGGGCGCGGCATGGTAAGGTGAGCCAAGGCAAGTCAAGGCAACACAGAAAGGGTCATCCGTAACGGGTGGCCCTTTTGCTTTTGGGGAATCATGCGCGATTACGTCGCTACAGCAATCAGTTATGCACGATCAGCAATAAAGGACAAGCGCGGCAAGAAGCACGGCAAATGGATACGCCTGGCTGCACAGCGATTCATTGACGATTTAAAGCGGGCCAAGTCGAAAGACTGCCCGTTTGTCTTTGATGACTGGCACGCCAACGACGCCTGCGACTTCATCGAGAAGCTTCCGCACGTAGAGGGGCGCTGGGATACGGACGGCATTGTCTTGCATCCCGCGCAAGCCTTTTTTGTGGTGCAGCTTTTCGGCTTTCGCAACAAGAAAACCGGCACCAGGCGCTTCACCTCGGCGCTGTACGCCACAGCTCGAAAGTCAGGGAAAAGCACCCTAGCCGCTGGCATCCTGCTTTACTGCCAGTGCTGCGAAGAAGAACCCGGCGCACAGGTTATCTCAGCGGCGACAACTTATCCGCAAGCATCGATTATTTTCGGCACCGCCAAGCGCATGGTGGAGAAAACACCCGACCTGCGCGAAGCCTTCAATCTGGAGTGCTGGGCCAAAGCCATCACCAGCGACGGCGGCAGCTTCAAGCCGATTCACGCCAAAGCCTCGACACAGGACGGCCTAAACCCCTCCCATGTCGGCCTTGACGAGATCCACGCACACAAGACCGCCGACTTGCTGAACGTCCTCACCTCCGCTGCTGGTGCTAGGGCTAATCCCCTTTGGCTCTACACCACCACGGAGGGGTATACCAATCCGGGGCCGTGGGGGGAAATCCGGGCCTTTGCCAAGAAGCTGCTGCAAGGGGTGTTCGGCACCGAAGCTGACCACTTCTTGGCGCTGTTTTGGGCAGTGGACGACGAGGATAGCGAGTTCGACGAATCGGCATGGGTCAAAGCCAACCCGCTGATCGACGTTAACCCGCACCTTCTGGCCGCCATCCGCAAGGAAGCGGTCGAAGCCAAGCAGATGCCGTCCAAGCTGGCCGAGTTCCGTATCAAGCGCCTGAACCGGCAAGCATCGACTGCTGATGGCTGGATCAACCTGCAAAAATGGCAGGAGTGCAGCGGCGCGGTAGACCTCGACTGGTTGCGAGATTACCCGTGTTGGGGAGGCCTCGACCTTGCCTCAACCATGGACTTATCCGCTTTCCGGCTGGTCTGGAATGTTGATGGCATCCTCTACACACACGGATGGCGCTGGGCACCGGAAAGTGCTGTGGCGCACCGCACTGAACGCGGCACCGTCCCCTATGCCGCATGGGTGTCCGGTGGGCAGATCAAGCAGACCTCCGGCAATGTCACCGACTACGCCATCATCGAGGCAGATTTACAGTCTATCAGGGAAACGTTCAATGTCCAGTCGGTCGGCTATGACCGCTGGAACGCGACCGACCTTGCCAACAGGCTGACAGAAAACGAGTTCCCGCTGGTCGAGTTCGTCCAGGGCACCAAGTCTTACCATCCGGCCATGCAAGCTCTGGAGTTGGCGTATATGGCTGGCAACCTGCGTCACGGTGGCGATCCTGTATTGACATGGTGCGCCTCCAACGTCGTCGCCAGACGGGACGATGGCCTGCGCATGGCACCGGACAAAAAGAAGAGCGCCGACAAGATTGACGACATGGCCGCGTTACTGATGGCAATTGGCATGATGCTGCTGGGCACCGAACAGGAACAGACACCGGGAATCATCATCCTATGAAAATAACCGCAAGCGCCGCCCGCGAAGCCCTGGCCATCATCGGTGCAGGATTTCTTGCTTTTGGCTTCTTCGACCTCTACCGGCCCTTGGGCTTTCTGTTCCTCGGGGCTGTCATGGTGGCACCGTTCGTTCTGGCCATGCGCAAAGGATAGCCGATGTCCATACTGACCAACCTTTTCAAGCCGCAGGCCAGCTATCCGTCCTCTGCCGGGACCGCAGGCAGTGAGTTGTACGCCTGGCTGACCGATGGGCTGTCCTCTGCTGGCGTGCACCTCAACGAGCGCACCATCATGTGCATCTCCGCCGTCTATGCCAGCGTCAATCTGATCGGAGGTGCTATTGCTTCCCTGCCTCTGCCTATCTACGGGCGCACCGAGGAAGGGCGAGAGCGGGTCGAACACAATCTCTGGTGGCTGCTGAACGAGCAGCCTAATCCGATGATTTCGGCGGCGGTCTTTTGGGAGTACATGATCGCCTCACTGCTGCTGCAAGGGGACGCCTTCGCCAAGATCAAGCGGGGCCGTGGTCTGCGGGCGCACGAGATCACCGGATTTGAACCGGTACACCCGGCATTCGTCTATGTCACCCGTGAAGGCGACCGGCTAGTCTATGTCATCTACACCGATGCCGAGAAGCCGCAAGTGGTCGATCAGGACGACATACTGCACGTTCCCGGCCCCGGCTTCGACGGCTTCCAGAGCGGCGTCTTTGGCGGCAACCGCTACCGTGGCCGCAGCCAGATTCAGCACGTGCTGAGGAATGCCGCCGGCATTGCCCTGGCCGCCGACGAATATAGCGCCTCGTTCTTCAAGAACGGTGCCCGGCCCGATTTCGCTATTGAGATGCCGGGGAACCCTTCGCCAGAGCAGCAGGACATGATCCGCCGCACCTGGGTAGAAAGGCATGGCGGCGTCAACAAGAAACACCTTCCCGCCCTGATGGTCGGCGGTGCCAAGGTGCACGAGCTGACCATGAATGCCGAAGACGCGCAACTGATCGCCACCCGGCAATTCCAGATTGAGGACATCGCCCGCATCTTTGGCGTGCCGCCGTTCATGATCGGCCACACCGAAAAGACCACATCTTGGGGGTCAGGTGTCGAGCAAATGGGCATCGGCTTTGTCAAGTACACCCTGCAACGGCACCTGGCCAAGATCGAGCAGGAAATCAACCGCAAATGCTTCCGCACCGACCGCTACTTTGCAGAATTCAACACCGCCGGTCTGGAACGCGGCGACTTCAAGAGCCGCAACGAAGGATACCGCATAGCCCTGGGACGGGCCGGTGAACCCGGCTGGATGGTGGTCAACGAGGTGCGCAAGCTGGAAAACCTACCGCCTGTCCCCGATGGCGACAAACTCAACGGAGGGAACGATGAAGCCTCAGCTTCTCAAGCTGCTGAATGACAACCGAGGGCGCGGGCAGTTCCGGGCCGAGAAGAACGGCGACGAGGCGACCATCTACCTCTATGACGTGATCGTCTCTGACGACTATTGGGGCGGCGTCTCCGCGCAAGCGTTCGTCAAGGAACTGCGGGCAATGACCGCCGAAACCATCAATATCCGCATCAACTGCCCCGGCGGTGACGTGTTCGCAGCACGGGCCATGGAACAGGCTATCCGGGACCACGGCTCCAAGATCGTTGCCCACATCGACGGCTATGCCGCTTCCGCCGCCTCTTTCCTCGCCATCGCCGCCGACGAGGTGGTCATGTCCGAGGGCGGGTTCTACATGATCCACAAAGCATGGACCTTTGCCATGGGGAACTCTGACGACCTCGTCGAAACGGCAGGGCTGCTGGAAAAGGTCGATGAATCCCTCGTCGCCTCCTACGCCAAGAAGACCGGCAAGGAATTGGAAGATATCCGCGAGTGGATGAAGGCAGAGACCTGGTTCACCGCTCAAGAAGCAGTTGATAATGGCTTTGTTGATCGTATAGCCGAGGGCAAGGTCAAAGGCCAGTGGAACCTATCCGCCTACGGCAAACCGCCGCAGGTCGAACCAGAACAGGAACACGTACCGGAACCTGAGCCGAACATCGCCGCCATGCAGCGCCGGCTCAACATCATCGAGAGGGCAGCCTAGCCCGCAACCCCCCACAAGGAGAACAGCAGATGAAAAGCATCCAAGACCTGCGGGAGCGGCGCTCCGTCATCGCCCGCAACCTTCACGACCTGCTCAACGAAGAGAAGAGCGGCAAGTGGAACAACAGCCTGCAAGAGAAGTACGACGCCGGTATGAAAGAGATCGACGACATCGATGCCGAGATGAAGCGCATCCATGCCGTCCACGAGCGCATCGCTGATGATGCCCTGAACGCGCAACTGTTCGAGGTCGAGAAGCGCGGCAGCGAGAATCCCAAGGCCGCCCTCTTCGCCAAGTGGCTGCGCGGCGGCGATCGTGCCCTTTCCGCTGAAGAGTGGAACACCATCCGCGCCACCATGAGCACCACCACCAACAGCGAAGGCGGCTTTACCGTCCAGAAAGACGTCGTCAAGACGGTCATGGACGCCCTCAAGGCTTACGGCGGCGTGCGTGCCGTGGCCACCATCCTGCAAACCGAGCAAGGAAACCCCTTCGACTACCCGACCTCGGACGGCACCGCCGAGGAAGGTGAGCAGGTCGCGGAGAATACCGCCGCTGGCGATCAGGACGTGGCCTTCGGCGTCGTGCCCCTGGTCACCTACAAGTACAGCTCCAAGGTGGTCACGGTACCCATCGAACTACTGCAAGACTCGGCGGTGGACGTGGAAGCGTTCGTGCGCCAGCGCCTGGCTACCCGCATCGGGCGCATCACCAATAAGAAATTTACCATCGGCACTGGCACCAACGAGCCGAAGGGCGTTGTCGTCGCCGCCACCTCCGGCAAGGTCGGCACCACCGGCCAAACCCTGACCGTCATCGTCGATGACCTGATCGACCTGATCCACTCCTGCGACCCGGCCTACCGTGCGCTGAAATGCGGTTTCATGATGCACGACAACAGCCTGCGGGTGATCCGCAAACTCAAGGACAGCACGGGCCGGCCCATCTTTATCCCCGGATACGACGGTCTGGGCGGGGCCATGCCGGACACCATCCTCGGCTACCCGGTCACTATCAACCAGGATATGGCGGTTATGGCGGCGAATGCCAAGTCGATTCTGTTTGGCTGTTTCGACTTCTACGTCATCCGCGACGTCATGGCGCTGACTCTCTACCGCTTCACCGATTCGGTCTACGCGAAGAAGGGCCAGGTCGGCTTCCTGATGTTCTCCCGCCACGGTGGCACCTTCACCGACGTCGGCGGCGCGGTGAAGTTCTACCAGAACAGCGCGTCCTAACGATGAGGGGGCGGGGCAACTCGCCCCCTTTCTTTTTGGGGGAGACATGAGCAGAAAGACACAAAAAGAGACGGCCAAGGTGCGCATCCTTGTGGACTGCCACCTCGGCAAGTGCAACCACGTTGCCGAGATGAGCGGAGAAGCCGCCGCCATTGCTGTGAGTGAGGGTCTGGCCGATGATTCGCCAGCCGCCGTGGCCTACGCCGAAAGCCTGACGGAAGAATAAATTATGCGCGTCATCACCCCCCCCACAGCCGAACCGGTAACGCTGGAAGATGCAAAACTGCATTTGCGCGTTGACCATGCCGACGAGGACACGCTGATATCCGCCTGCATCGCCGCCGGCCGTGAACAGGCCGAAGCCTTCACCCGCCGCTTCATCATGCCGCAGACGGTCGAACTGTCTCTGCCGGCGTTCCCGGAACGCATCAGCTTGCCCCTGCCGTTTAAATCGGTGGTGTCCGTCAAGCACATCGACGGCGACGGTGTAGAACAGACGCTTGCTGATGTCCAGGCGGTCAACCTCGGCCACGATGCGTACATCCTGCCGGCCTACGGCAGTAGCTGGCCAGCCACCCGCAACGTGCCGGAAGCGGTCAAGGTGCGGGTCATCGTCGGATATGACGAAGTGCCGGCATCCATCCGCGCCGCAATCCTGTTGCTGGTCGGGGAGATGTACGCGAACAGGGAGGAATCAGGTCCGTCAAACATCGGTCAATTACCACTGACGGCAGAGAGACTGTTGTCCTTTTTCCGCGACTATCGCGGGTCATTGTGAGGATGGATGCCCGATACCCCTTCTATCGTATGGTGGATGCTGACTGGTGTTTTTGGTGCAGGGTTTGTTGTGATATCTGCGCTACTCTCTCACTGGTTCCGGCGCATTGAATCGACACTGACATCTATCTGGAAAGAGATCAAAGAAAGCCGCAATGTCGAAGGACAACTACGCAACGAGGTTGCGGCCATGCGGGCACGCTGTGATGAGAGGCACAAATGAGAGCCGGCACCCTGCGCCACCGTCTGACCTTCCAGCGGCGCGTTGTCCTGCCAGATGAGGTTGGCGGCGAGGTCGAATCCTGGGGAAACATCGCCACTGTCTGGGCCAGGATCGAACAGTTGACCGGACGTGAGTTCTTCGCCGCACAGCAGATCAATTCCGAGATCAACACGAAAATAACCATCCGTCCGATGGCGGTGACTGCCGATATGCGGGCTGTCATCCCCGGTACGACGCGCTATTTCAACCTGTCGCCAGCCGTTGATAAGACCGGGCTCGGCAGGGAGCTGGAGATGTACGCCACAGAGAAGGCGTTTCTCTCCCCCTACGTGCCTGAACCGTCTGTCTTTTATGTGGCCGGCGGCGAAGAATTTATCCTGGCGGACTAGATGGCAGAAACCTTCGACATTATCGGTATGGGTGATCTGAAGAAGAAGCTCGCCGCCCTGCCCTCCCGTATCGAAAAGAACATCCTTCGCTCCATGGTGCGAGCCGGGGCGCAGGTGGTCAGAAAAGCCGCCGCCGCCAATGCCAATGAGATGGACAAGTTCATTGTCATCAAGGCCAGCCGGCGCAAGTCACGCGGCAAGATCGTCATGGAAGTCGGCCCGTCAAAAGCCAAGTGGTATCTGAAATTCAAGGAGACAGGCACCAAGCCGCATGTGATCGAGACCGGCAAAAAAAAGGTGCTGTCCAACGGGGAAGTGATATTTGGCGTCAAGGTTCAGCATCCAGGGCAAGCGGCAAATCCTTTCATGCGTCCTGCCCTTGACCAGAACGTGCCGAAGATCATCGAGGCCATGCGCAAGCAGGGTGAAAAACGGGTGGAAAAGGAAGCAGCGAAAGGCAAAACATGATTGAGAAAGCCATCTATGACACGCTGCGCAACAATGCCGCCGTGGCCGCGCTGGTCGGCAACCGCGTCCGCCCGGTCCATCTCCGGCAGGGCGACCCGTTCCCGGCCATCGTCTATACCCGCATCAGCACCGAGCCGGTCAATGATCTGGACGGTCATGGCGGTCTGGATAACTGCCGCTTCCAGATCGACTGCTATTCCGAAGGCTATCAGGAGTTGCGCAATCTCGCCGCCGCCGTCAAAACTGCCATGAATGCCGCCGGTCATTTGCAGGCCGGCGACCGCGACCTGTATGAAAGCGACCTGAAACTACACCGCGTCATCCTCGACTTTTCCATCTGGACACAAGGAGATTAAACCATGGCCATCAAAGCACAAGGCAGCAAGCTGTTCATCGGCACCGGCAGCGGATCGGCAAAGACCGTCACCGCCATTACCCAGGCGTTTCGCGCCATGATTACCAGTGCCGCACACGGTTTGGTGGTGGGCGACCGCGTTACCTTCGCCGCTGTCGTCGGCATGACGCAAATCAACGGGCTGACCGGCACCATTCTGGCGCGGGATGTTAATACCTTCGTGGTCGACATCGACACTCGCGCCTTTACCACCTACACCTCCGGCGGCACGGCCACTCCGGTCACCTGGACGCAGATTGCCGGGGTCGATTCCTTCGACTGGCAGGACGGCGAAGGGGCGGATATCGAAGTTACCGACCTCGACAGCACCGCCAAGGAGTTTTTGACCGGGCTACAAGATCCCGGCACCTTCGCCGTTACCCTGAACGTCAAGACCGCCGATCCCGGGCAGGGGGCCTGCGTCACCGCCAAAGCCTCGGGCCTGACCAAGGACTTCAAGCTGGAGCTGCCGAACGGTGCCACCCGCACCTTTGCCGGCCAGGTCAAGGGCATGCCGGAGAGCGGCGGGGTCGATGCCAAGCTGTCCGGCTCGATGAACATCCGCATCAGCGGTTCCGTGGTCCGGGCGTAACACAGTTTCTACTCAGTAATCAAATAATGTGCCACATGGTCTATCTATCCGGCCATGTGGCATTTTATCTTCCATTCATGCCGGTAGCTATCTACCATCAGACTACCGTGGAGAGTACACATGTTGACCCGCGAACAAATCCTCACCGCGCAAAAGCTCAAGACCGACACCGTGGAACCGCGCAAAAGCTCAGGACGGAGACAGTGGACGCGCCGGAGTGGGGCGGCACGGTTGCCATCAAGGAGATGACCTCGACCGAACGGCTGGATTATTTCTCTGCCCTGTCCCGCTTCGAGGTGGAGACGGACGATCGTAAGCGTAACCTGCTCAATACGGCGCTGTTCGTCTGCCGGGTAGCGGTGGACGCCAATGGGGAGAGGCTGTTTGACGACGACCACGCCGAGTCCCTGGCGGCGAAGAACGAGAAGACCTTGAACGCCGTCGCCAATGCCGCCGCCGTGCTGAACCGCATCATCCCTGCGGAGGAGACACTAAAAAACTAACTGCCGGGGTCTTCGCCTTCACCCTCTGCCGAGACCTCGGCTATCCCCATCCAGATTACCTGCTGCCTCTCCTCTCCAGCCGCCAGCTTGGGGAGTGGGAGGCTGTTTATTTACTGGAATCCGGCAAGATCAAGCCGCCGACGCCGGAACTGACGCCGGAACAGACCGCAGAACAGATAGACGCACTTCTCGCACGCTCGGGGTTTTAAATGTCGCAAGCTCTCGGCTCATTGCTGGTGGAAATCGGCGCATCGACCGCCCGACTGGAAAAGGACTTGGCCAAGACGCGCCAGGACTTCGACCGCTGGGGCAGCAGCATGACCACCATTGCCAAGGGTATCGGCGTGGCCATCGGTGGGGCGCTGTCAATAGCCGCCGCAACGCGCATGGTCAAGGAGACCATCGACATTGCCGATTCCATGGCCAAATTGAGCCAGTCTATCGGCGTGGCCGTGGAAGACCTGACCGCCTACCGGCACGCGGCCAATCTCTCCGGCACCAGCATTGAAAGCCTCGGCAATGCCCTCGGCCGGCTTTCCGCCAACATCTCCGACACGGCCAAGGGTACCGGTGAAGCCAAGGACGCCTTCGCCGCCCTGCGCATCTCCGTCAAGAATGCCGATGGCAGCTTGAAGGATACCGACGCGATAGTCGAAGAGGTGGCCGATCGCTTCGCCCGCATGAAGGACGGTGCCGAAAAGACCGCTCTGGCCATGAAACTGTTCGGCAAGTCCGGCAAAGAGTTGATCCCGATGCTGAATCAGGGTGCGGCCGGCATTCGCGGCATGAAGGACGAAGCCGCCCGCCTGGGTCTGGTCATCTCCACCGAAACGGCCAAGGCTGCGGAGAAGTTCAACGACGACTTGACCCGGCTAAGCGCCGCCGTCGATGGTTTGAAGAACAAGATCGTTGCCGGGATGCTGCCGGCGCTGGCCAGTTGGGCGGAAACCTTCCAGAGCGTCTTTGCCCCGAGTGCTGCACAGGAACTCTCCGACCTCGATCAGCGCATCAACCACCTGAACCGCACCATCGAGGAAAACGCCAAGGGGCGGGGCTGGCTCGGCAAGTGGCTGGCCAACAGCGCCAGGGAAGAAGTCGCCGCGCTGAATGAGAAGCGCACGGCTCTGGCCGCCACGGTGGAAGCGCAGCGGGCCGCCGCCGACGCCAGCAAGAACATTTTCGTCCCGGCCATGGTGGATGAGAAAAAGGCGCTGGACGCAGTGGCAGAAGCAGCCGCTAATGCCTTCGAGCTGCGCATGTGGCTGATGGAGGAGCATAACCGCCAGGCCGAAGAGAACACCAAGAACATCATGACCCGCCTCAAGAGGGAAGCCGCCGCGGAGGACGAAGCCGACCGCATTTCCTTTGAGAACCGCATGGCCAAGATGCAGGCCGAGAATGCCGCTGCCGAAGAGAACTCCAACGCCATCATGGCGCGGCTGAAACGAGACGCAGACGCGGCACAAAAGATGACCAGCGATATCGACAACGCCGTGACCGGCTGGGCCGCTGGATTCTCCGGCACCTTGACCGATATGGCCTTTGGTGCCAAGCGCACCTTTGGCGAGATCCTTGAATCCTTCGCCCGCATGATCACGCAGATGATGATCCAACGCGCCGTAGTCGAGCCGCTGCTTGGGGCTATGGGATTCGGTACGCCAAAGACCGCCAGCGCCAACGGTAACGTCTTTGCCAGTGGCCATCTACAAGCCTTCGCCCGTGGCGGCATCGTCAACGGACCGACCGTGTTCCCCATGGCCAAAGGTATGGGGCTGATGGGCGAAGCGGGCCCGGAGGCCATCATGCCGCTGAAACGGGGCCGGAACGGCAAACTCGGCGTGGAAGGTGGCGGCGGCACGGTGGTGCAGATATTCAATAACACCGGCTCCTCGAAGGTGCGCGAAGAGCGCAGCAGCCAGGGCGGCAAGGAACTGGTGAAAATCTTCATCGACGCCGTTGACGAGGCCATCGGTTCCGGCCGCATGGACAAGACTCTGGGCCGCTCCTTCGGCCTGCAACGGGGAGGGGTGCGATGAACCCAGCATGGCCGCAATCCCTGCCGCAGAAGCCGCTCTTGAACGGCTTGGCCGAGCAGGCACCGAACACCCTGCTGCGCTCTAATATGGAAACCGGGCCGGCCAAGGTTCGGCGCAGATACACGGCAGGCGTGCGCAAATTCCCGGTGTCTTTCGTGCTGACTGAGGCCCAAGTGGCCACCATGGACACCTTCCTGCAAGAAACGCTGCTGGGTGGGGCACTAAAGTTCGACTGGCTGCACCCGAGGACCGGCGCTGCCGTAACCTTCCGTATCATCCCGGAGAGTGAGGAAACGCTGAATACCTACACGCCGTTGGGCCGTGGCTACTGGTCCACCAGCCTGCAAGTTGAGGCCCTGCCATGAGCCGCAACGTCTCGGCAAAAGCCCGTAAAGCTATGTTCGCCTCCCAAACAGGGGAGGCTTTTTTGATTCTGCTCGACATCGATCACGATGACCTTGAACAGCCGATCCGCCTGACCTCTGACATGGTCAACACGGCCCACGGCGAGAAGCTGATGGCCGAGTTCGCCCGATCCACAACGGCCATCCATCCCGACACCGGTGCCACCGTCGCCGTTAACACCCCCTGCTATACAGGCAGCGGCCTTTACGTACGGCGGGCATCCGGATCTAGGGGCGCAGAGACATTGAGTGTGCCAGTAACCATGGGCGCACAGGGCACGGTGGAAGCCTCGGTGCGCTACATGGGCGAAGAGTTTCTTGTAGGCGGCGAAAATTATGTGATGGCCGAAGGGCCACTTAGCGCGAGGATACGATAGATGGGCTACCAGTCGAGACATTCCGGGACCAAGATAGATGCCGCCGTCGATCAGCTGGCGACGCTGACCGAAACCGCCGCCGCCGCATCGGCCAATGCCGCACTCGCCACGCAGAAGGCGGACGCCGCATCTGTGAAGGCCAACGAAGCCGCAGCGTCGGCAGCACAGGCTGCTGCCGTCGTCACTGGTGGCACTGCCACCCTCACCCCCGAGGGCGGCAAAATACCCCTGGCCAGAGCCGGCAGCACTATCGACCCGCGCTGGCTGGATCAAGTGCCGAGCCGGGCGTCGTTCGAGAAGGTGGCTAACAGCCGGCGAATGATGTTCGCGGGGAGCGGGTTTGTCGATGTTGGGGCCGCCACTCTCGCCAACTACACCGCCATCAATGCCGGAGGGTTGTTCGCCCGCACAACGGCCAACGCCGCCGATGCAAACAGCCTGACCATCTCCGGGACGATCCGGAATAACGTCAACGGTTATGTTGCACGCATGGAATCCGGGGCAAAGATTGCCTTCCCCCCGGCCCCAGCCGATGCATCTCTACTCGACCGGCAGGACTTGGTATTCCTTGAAGTGTGGCACGAAGATATTAGCGAAAAGGATTTCATCTATCCCTTCGGCAATGTGCAGTCCCTCGCCACCACCTATGTCCCTCCCGGCGGCGCTGCGATTAACACCGTTGTGCCCGCGGTCGCCAACTTCACGGGCTTCGATACTTACAGTTTGTTTGGCAACTGGCAGACCGCTAACGCTCTCGTCGGCCGGGGAATGAAGTGGTCCACCATGACCGCCCTCCAACAGCAGCAGTTTCTCAGCGATCCGGAGAACAACTGTTACATCGACGGCGGGAAGATCATTCAGGTGCGCTATCGCATCAGAGTGGTGCCGGGGTTGGGGAGCAATTGGGATCGCACAACCGCTCTGTTTGCTGTTACCGGGACATCAAGAGTGGTGGCTAAGGGTAACAGAGTATCAATAACAAATGACATCGAGATTGGCACGCCCGCCAATGCTTATATAAATGCGGAGTCACAATTCAACTGGATGCGTGAAGCCGGTCTGCAGATCAGTAGCGGAGTAGCGACAACTGATAGCCTGAATGTACCAGTAGCCTATTCTGGCCTCTGCTTCGCCATGCACATTGCCCTGGTGCAGCGCCGGAATCAAGGGGCGTATCATCCGGTGTGGAATCCGAACGGCTCGGCCCGCTGCCTCAACGTCGATGATGCAACGGCGGCCCTCTGGTACAACACCGATCGCGCCTACACCTCGGCTGCGGATTGCTTTACCCACAAAAGCAGTGGCCTGATCGGCGGTACTTCCGGTCGTCCTGATGGCCTGTTCTACGACGAAATCAACGAGCGCGACGTTCTCGACCTGCGCAACTCGGCCCACAAGCAAACGGACCTGCGCCGGGTGTTGGAGCGGGAGTTCAACCGGCTGGTGGCCGGGACGACGCGGGGGTGGCAGAAAAACACCTTCACCACCTGGGGGGCGACGGACGACAACGTTACCGAGGCACTGTCGGTATGGTCGGGTAAAACAATGCTCTTCTGCGACCTGATCGGCAGCTACGCCAACCTCAAGGCAGCGTTTCCCAACGGCGTGGCTGGCCGGTGGTTGCGATTTGCTGAAGACGGCACTACTAGCCTGATCCCGGACGGGACGAGTAAGATATTCAAGGCGAGCCGGAAGGTGAAGACGGCATTGATGCGGGTAGTCACCGACAATGCAGGTGCGACTTGGGGAACAGCAACCGGGGGATGGGTAACTGATATACAGTCTGTGAGCAATGCCCATACATATAGCCCGCCAGCAACAA